TTCGGCCCCACATGTTTCTTAATTAAGGAGGGAAACAAATGGCAGATACAGTAACAGGACCAGAGGTCCTACAAGAAAACGACAAACGAGTAACATTAAAATTAGTTGTTGAATCAGACGGAGACGGCAGCACAACAGTGCTTTTTGATTCTTCAGCAAGAACAGCTAACGGTGTTGCTACCAAAGGCGCTTTACAAAGAATATGGTTTTCATGCAGTAACGGCAACGGCTTTGATGCATTTGGACGTTTAGATTTTGAAGATTCAGATGGTGACAGACCTTTACTTGGTTTAACAGGGACAGGATACTGGGACTTTAGAGAATTTGGTGGGTGTCCACCAAGCACTGACGCTAATACCAACGGAGACATTAATTTTGTTGTAGCGGCGGCAGCTGACGCTGGTAATATGTACACAATAGTAGCAGAATTTATTAAAACGGTTTAATAGGAGTATTGAATGGCTGTATCAGGATCTACTGATTTTAATATAGACGCAGCGGAAGTCATACAAGAAGCCTACGAACGTTGTGGTTTACAAGAAGTAACAGGAAAAGATTTACGTACTGCTGTGCGTAGCATGAATTTATTGTTTGCTGAATGGGCAAATCGTGGTTTAAATCTATGGACAGTTACTCTTGGTACACAGTCCACTACTGCTAGCGATAATGATTATTCTTTAGCGACTAACATTATAGATGTTTTAGAAGTGTCTTTACGTGACTCTAATAATATTGATCAAAGTTTAACTAGAATAAGTAGATCTGATTATCATTTATTGCCTAACAAAAGTAGTGAAGGTAAACCAGCGCAATTCTATTTTGAAAGAACTACTACACCTACTTTATTCTTGTATCCAACCCCTGATTTATCTACCTACACTGTAAGATATTATTTTTTAAAAAGAATTGATGACATTGATTTACCAAGTGATGATCCTAATGTTTCTTTTAGATTTTTGCCCTGTTTAGTGGCAGGTTTAGCTTATTACATAGCTATGAAAAAAGCACCCGACCGTATACAAATATTAAAAACAGTATACGATGAGGAGTTTGAACGAGCTCGTCAAGAAGACAGGGATCGTGCTAGTTTTAGTGCTGTTCCGGGTAGAGCGTACTTTAATAATTATTAACCAGAGGAGAATAATATGGATAAATTAAATATGATAAAAAACTGGTATAAAGGTCTTAGCAAAAAGTCTAAGGCTATTATAGCAGTAGGTATCGTAGTTATCGTTGTGTTTATTATTGCATAATGAACACTAGATCACGCATTAAAGAACATGAAGGTTTTAGTCCTACTGTTTACGAGGATACTCTCGGTTATAAGACAGTAGGCTACGGCCATTTAGTTACGGCTAAAGATGATTTTACAGTTGGAGAAATTTATTCTCCTGAAGAGTTAGAAGGTGTCTTTGAAGATGACTATAAAACAGCTTTTGATAATGCGCACGATTTACTAGAAGACGAAGACATACCTTTTCACGAAGTAGTGGAATCAGTGTTAATAGAAATGGCGTTTCAACTTGGTTTACCTAGACTAAAAAAGTTTGTGAACTTTATACAAGGACTAAAAGATCAAGATTATAACAAAGCCGCAGATGAAATGATAGATTCTAGATGGGCTAAACAAACGCCCAATAGAGCTTATGGTTTGTCTGAAATGATAAGAGGAATAGCTTAATGGGACCACTACTATCAATGTTGCCTACAATATTAAAAACAGGAGCATCAGTATTCGCTAATAGACAAAAAGCAAAGATACTCATGTCAGATGCAGAACTTTTACATGCGCAGAAGATGGCAACGGGAGAAGTAGAATATCAGGCACAAATTAGACAATCGAATGATCAAGGATATAAAGATGAGTTTGTTCTTATTTTAGTATCAGCGCCTGTGCTCCTATTAATTTGGAGTGTTTTTTCAGGAGACCCTGACATACAAATGAAGCTAGATTTATTTTTCGAGAAATTTGGAAGTCTACCTTTTTGGTATCAATCGATTTTTATCGGGGTCGTCGCTAGTATATACGGCCTCAAGACAGCAGACATTATGAAGAAAAAATAATGTATTGGGTAATAACCATAATGCTGATGTTCCATAGTACTGATGCTGTGGTGGAACGAGAATACAAATTAAAGCAGTTTCACGATGATTGGAGTTGTCACAAATTTATTCATAATGAAAAAATGACTTTGCTTGAGCAACACATAAAAGACTATGGTGATGCTCTAAAATCATTTGAGTTGTTTTGTGAAAATAGGTACGGAGAAGAAGTGTGAAGATATCTGACTCTACACAGATATCTCTACCTGCAAGAAATCTTTTAGCTATACTAGCTGCAGTTGCCGTAGGTACCATGAGTTACTTTACTATTGTTGAAAGACTTAACTCTATAGAAACAACGCTACAATTAATGGAGAAAGACCTAGAAGCTGCTAATGCTTTTATTGACGGGGTCCCCAAAGGCGACATGGTCAGTCCACAAGTCCAAGAGCTCTACATGTTGGTGGAATACCTTGCCGAGAGTACAGAAAAACTTAAAGAACAAATGGAAGCGGAAGTACCATTAATATTAAAGAACGAAATGATTATACAGTTTCATGAAGATCGTATTATAGATTTAGAGGAACGAAAAAATGGGACTCATTGAAACAGTTATTATACTTAGTTTATATGTCTATGATGGCGGTAATAAAAATATAGAAGGTTGGTATCATCAGGATAATATCAGTACGTGCCTTTCAGCCAAACGTTTAGCTGAGCGTAACTCTGGTAATCAAGTACAATACACGTGTACTTTAGAAAAATGTATGATGACAACAGATCAAACAGGTGTTAAACATTGTGACAAGATTGTTAAAGAGTAAATAATTCTGAATAACAGGGACAGTTATGAAAAAATTAATTATAGTTTTATTTGCATCATGTTTATTATTATGGACAGCAGGTGCAGTATTTGATCAAGCAATGGCAGACGTTACCGGAGCAGGATCAACAACTAATACACAATCCACCACGGGATCATCAGCAACAAACACTGCAATTACAGGCGGCTATCACTCAGAGGCTAGCACAACATTTGCCACTGGGTCTTCGTCCAACACAACTACTAACAACGATACCACTAACAACAATAACTCTTATACTGGTGATACGCGTACAGTAAACTCTGCTAATGCACCAGCACTCAGCAATATGTCACAAGACATTTGCACTATTGGTATTGGCGTTGGCGCTTCTAGTTTTTCTTTATCTGCAAGTATTGGTACACATAAGAGAGATATAAACTGTGAGCGTTTAAAATTATCTAAGGCTCTTTATGACATGAATATGCGGGTAGCATCGATCGCTCTACTTTGCCAGTCACCGATGGTGTTCGAGGCGATGGCACATGCGGGTACGAGTTGTCCTGCCTATGGTTTGATAGGAGCTCAAGCTGAAGAGTATTGGAAACAATATCCAGAACTCAGACCCGACTTTGAAGAGTACACAAAAAACCTTAAATACACAACAGGTGTAGATGATAAGAAACAAGCAGAACTAGAGGCAGAAGAAAATGATAAACAAGTTGTTAATTTTAACTGTGCTGATGGCGAGCAGCATTGTACGCACTAACGCCGACACAGTAATAGAGCTAGACACACCCAATCCGGGCGACACTTCGACTACCATTACCTATACAACTGGGACTGTTACGACTACGAATAATTTAATTTCACAAGTTTGGAATGACGGTAGTTGGGTAGGCACACAATTTCCAGATAGTTCAGACTTATCTGAAAATATATTTGTTACCGGTAAACATCAAAAATATTTAGAAACTACTGTAAGCAGTATAGATCTAATGACGGAAGCAGAAGTCCAACAAGGGTTTACTAGCACCTTTGGTGTACAAGCTCGTTGGTGGAATAATCAAGCGTCAACTTTTACCATGTATCAAACAGCATTAGACAACCTAGGCAACCACACCAAACAAAGCACAGTTTTTAAAGATACTACTAATCACAACTATCAATTTAATCCTTATGCTAATACACTAATTATAGCACCCAATGAAAACCTAACTCATGGCAACATCACTGCAGGTTTTAATTTTGATATACAAGGTTCAGCTACCTATAACGGAGGCCATGTCGGCGTAGATTTGCGTTCACCCACATTAACAATAGATTATCAAACTTTATCACAAACCAGCGTTACCACTATAGAATATTGTTATGAAAAAAACCCACCAACTTGTCCGGGCCAAGATGAAATAGATGCAGTTGACAATATAATAGATAATATCGATGTAGATAATATAGTTGAGGATATAATTATAGATGAAATAGATACCTATGTTCCAGAAACAATTTTATATATACCAGACGAGATAGAGTTAGATGAGGTAGATTACTATGAGGTACCTCCTATTACATTTGAGGTAGCCTACGTCCCTGATGTAGAAACAATTATACTTATTGATACACCCGACATAGAAACAAACATAGACATGGATATGCCTGACATACCACTAGATGATTATGTTGATATAGGTATGCCAGAAGATGTAGACATGGAAATGTTTGATATGGAAGCGGTAGATACTGATGAACTAGTATCAATGTTTACCAGTGAGCCAGAAATTATCGAAGAGGCACCCGTTGAAGAAATAACAGAACCTGTTATGATGGCAGCAACAGAGCCAGAGACTATATC